CCCGGCCACGGGGGTGAATGTTGCGCTCAACTGATTCCAGCGATGGGGGGATGTGCGAGCAGGAACGCCAACGGCGTATGAAGTAAAGGTGCCGCCTGGTGTACTGCCGTTTAGCAGAAACACGCCACCAGCAGGGCCAGGCTCCATCGACACGTTATTGACCGAATCTGGCACCATCACTCCAAAACTGAGAGATCCGTTTGCTACCTTCCCGGCATTGACTGTGCGCGACGATACCATGCAGGCGTAAAAGTCAGAGCCAAAAGTTGTCGGATGCTCCCACACCACAAAGATCGACCCGATGGTGTAGGTGTAAGAGCCAGCCATCCAGTCATCAGTAAAGGCCACCGCAGCCCTGCCGTTCTTTGCGGCCGTGGTTCTGGCGGGCTGCCTCAAGGCCGTGGCCTGCGAGAAGTGGCGGTTGCCCCCGCTCTTGTCGCGCCACTCTGAAACCGTGCTGCCGTTGAAGGTGAAAGTGCTTAAGTCATTCCCGTCGAGCCAGACCTGAAGTCCGGCGATGCTCTTCGGGTCAAACCCGCTCGCCTTGGGCCGCAACAGCCGGGGGTTCATTGCGCACATGGGCTGAGTCCGTGGGGCGGTGCTATTCGGGCTGGACTTCGACGGCCGCGCTCTGCGGCCCCTCGCCAACCGCGTTGGTGAATGACACGGTTGCCTCCTGGCCCGTGTAGTCGGCGTTGAAAATGTGCGTTCCGGACAGAATGCTGGCCGGCGTCTGTGCCACGCCGTCGATGTAGACGGTGATGGTGGTGATGCTGGAGTTGCCGTCGTCGGCCGGATAAGTCCAGTCCACGATGGTCTGGCCCTGCTGGTAGACGGCCGAGGTGACGGCCCCAGCACCAGGCACGGTCGGCGTGTCGTAGTACGCCGTCACCCACTCCGACCATTCGCTGCTGCCGACAGTGTTGGTGGCGCGGATGCGGAACTTCCGATTGGCGTCCGGCGTGGCGACGGCGTAGGAGTACGAAGCCCCGGTGCCGGACTTGGTTTGCGTGGCCGTCGTCAGGAAGTCCTCGTCGGACTCCTGGATCTCATACTGCGTGATGGTGCTGCCGCCGTCGCTGGCCTCAGTCCATGTGGTGTCCCACTCGTTGTTGGCGTAGTCGGGCGACACGGCGAAACTTGTCGGCACGGAAGGCACAGTGTCGGAGGGCGTGACGGGATTGCTGCCGAAGGTCGCCCACTCGCCGCTCCCCGCCGCGTTCTGCGCCCGGATGCGCAGGTAATACGCTTGCCCGCCGGTCAGTCCAGTAAGCGTGTAAGTGGTGTCCGGGAAGGAGACGGATGAGGCCGTGGAGAAATACTCCCCGGTGTCATACTCCAACTGGTACATCGTGACCGCAGAGCCGCCGTTGCTCATTGGGGCCAGGAAAGCAACTTCGATGGCCCCCTGCGACGACATGGAGGCCGAGGCCGACATCCAGGACGGCGCGCCGGGGACGTCGGCTGTGCTGGCCGTAACAGGCGAAGTGGCTGGCCCGGTGCCGACGGAGTTAATGGCGGCAACGGTGGCGGAATACTCCGTCCCGTTAACTTGCGCCGAAGTGATGACGTATTGAGTCCCGGCCTCCACCCCGACGGTGTCGGTGGCGGTCTGGCCCGCGTTCACTCCGCTTGTGATGGTGTACGAGATCGCGTACCCCGTAATGGCCGCGCCCCCATCGTTTGCCGGCGGAGACCACTGGAGCGTCAGCTCGCTGGGGCCGCTAACGCCAAGGGATGGCGACTCCGGTGCGCCCGGCAGCGTCGGGCCAGAGGTCCATGCGTCCGTAGCGCCAATAGCCAGCTTGACTGGCGTGGCGCTACCGAGCCTGAAGGACACATTCCCGCTGCCGATCTTGGCGCCCATGAGCCCTACTCCGTAATCACGTAGAGGGTGCTGGGGTTCTTGACGGCAATCGCGTCGTACTCAGCCTGGGTCAGGCTCACGATGTTGGTGATGGCGTCCGCCCCGGTGATGCCGGTGGTGACACTGCGAACCACATTCGCGTCATCGACTGCCGGGCTGTAGGAGGTTTCGCTCCATCGGTAGCCGACGCCGTACTTCTCCTTGCCGGTGTCGGATTCGATCCCCAGGTCTCCTCGATGGAGGTAGGGATTCTCGCTGGTCCACTGGGCAGCGGTCTTGGATCGAAGCGACGGCGAAACAGAGCGGTCGATGGGCATGGCAACTCCTTAGCCCTTGAGGCTGACTCGAACAGAGGCGGTGTCGGAGTTCAGTACCGGCACCACAATCGGGGAAGCAAAGCAGGCGTCCGGGATCGGGTAGGCCCGGCTGGCCGCGATGGAGGTCTCGACCACGGCGCCGTCGCTGTGAATGGGCTGCGGCGTGTCCGTCGGGCCCAGGCAGGCGTGCCAGGTGATCTTGTTGGCCGAGCCGGTCACCGAATCCACGACGACGATCCCGCCGCCGGCCGGGCCGAAAGGGATCTTGGCCGAGGTGCTGGCGCTGTTGGTCAGGGAAAGGGCGGCCGTGACCGAGTTCTGGCGTTCGATGCGCGTCATGGGGTTCTCCTGCTTCTTTTATGTCCTGGAGGGCTCTATTTGCGCTTCCAGTGCGGGGCGTGCTTCTTGCGGACTTTCTCGACGGCGTCGGCCATGGAGAGCTTGGGGTGCTTTGCGATCTCTTTTTTGGCCAGTTCGCGCTCGATCTTGGGGCTCAGGACCACATCCTTGCGCGGGACCTCGGACGCCTGGACGTTAACCATGCCCTGCACGTTCAGGTTGCGGGCCTTGGCCACCCGCTTAACGTCGTCCACGGAATCGACCCAGGCCTCGGGGTCTAGGTGCCCGCGCTTGTCGGCGATTCCCGACAGATAGAACTTGCCTGCGGGGTTAATCCCGGCGGCGCGCGCCTCCTTGACCATCCAGTTGGCCTGGCGCTTGGGAAGCTCGTCCAGCCAGTTGCCGGAGTACCTTCCTTCCATAAAGGCCCTGTCGGAGCCCTTAGTGCCTGGCGGCTGCTGGAGGCTGCACATCAGCGCGAACTGCACGGACTGGCCGTCCTGGATCATCTTTCGGTAGTGATCCTGGACATGCTCCGGGGCGTTAGCGATCTCGAAGGGGAGTTCCATCAGGGCTGCAACTCCTGCGGGACTTGGGGTGGCATGCCGGGTTCAGGCGGCGGTTCCTCTGGTGGTTGGCCCCCGCCGCCAGGCTCGCTGGGTGGCGGTCCCTCGCCTGGAGGAGTAGCCAGGGGCTGCTGCGGCGGTGGCGCAGGCGGCGGGGGCGGTACGAGGTAGTTGGTCGGGTCGATGTCCAGGCTCTTCGCCCAGTCGGTGATGAGTGCGTTCCAGGGGGTAACCATGCCCTGCTGGAGCAGCCCTTGAAGTACGGGACCGAGAGTCTGGAGCGCCATCTGCATCTGCTCGACCCTGGACGCCTTGTTCGGCTTGCGGGCGGATCCGGCTTCGATGCGGTACTCGAACTCCCGGGCGACTTCGTGGAGCCTGAGTTGCTGGACGCTCTGCTCCCACACCATGGCGCCCAGCGGGCCGACGACATGCTCGACGTCCTTGGCCTGCAACAGCCACCTGGCGGCCATGGCTTCCTTCCTTGCAAGCTCGCTCATGGCGTCTTCCAAGGCATTGGCCATGTCATCGGGCCTGACAGAGATCTGCTCGGACTTGACCTGAGCCTCTGCGGCCGACCGGAACTGGTTCCGCGTCATGCCATAGACCAACTCGGTGAGGCCTACGCGCTTGTCGAACTGGTCGCTGACAGCCTGCAAAACCTGCCAGATTTCCGGGGAGACGGGCGGCATCTGGAAGATCGACACGATGTCGTCCACCGACCGGCCCAGGGTCTCGGATAGCTCGATCAGCGAGAACCCGCTCTCTTCGTGCTTGAGGATCTGGTCCTTGATGTCGTCCCCGGCGGCCTTGGCCACGCCCACCATGGTCTTGCAGGACACCATGATCCGCGTTGCCAAGAAACTCATAGCCCAGTTGATGAACTTGAGTTCAGGCATGCCGGGCTTCAAATGGCTGATGGGCCAGGAGTAGCCGGGCTTGCGGTGGAACTGGAGGAACGTGCAGGGCCAGCCGTTGATCTCGGCATAGAACGGAATCGGCCAGCGCGTGCGGGTGAACAGGCTATTGGGCAGGCCGCTCTCGTCGGGCTGCTCCAGTGCCACTTCCTTCGGGACGTTGAGGGGGTAGTCCACGCCCTCCGCCACGACGATGTAGCAGTGTTCGCCGAGAGAGTCGAACATCTCCCGGTAGTCCTTCGGAGATCCCTTGAGCGTGTGGCCGAAGCCGGTCTTGCTGTAGATCTTCCAGTAGACGATCAGGTCGTTGGTCTTGCCGTTCCGCTTCTTGTGCTTGTAGTCGCGGTTGTCCTCTTCGCTCCGGGCCACGTAGCTCTCCAGGTGGCCCTTGAGTTCTTCGCGGCTGAGCCCGTACTTGCGGGCGACTTCATCGACCGGGTGGATGCACTTGCGGGCGATCCAGAGCAGATCCTCCTGCTCGTCGGCGTCCGGGTCGAACAGCAGGTTGTCCACGCTGTCGGCGAACGAACCGATCATGCCGAAGGTCTCGCCTTCGTCGGTGGGAAGCTCGACAAGCTCCGTCCACCACACCCCCATCCCCTTGATGATGCCTTCGTCCACAGCCCGGCGGGAATGGTCCTTCAGGTTCAGCTCGTTCGGCGTGTAGTTCAAGTACGCCTCAAGGAGTTGCCCAATCGACCTGCGCTTCTCCTCCAGGTCTCCGACGAATCGGGACGCCTGCATGAACTGGATGACTGCCTCGTTCGGGGCGGGCGCGCCCGTCATGGGGTCGATCTGCGGCGGCTGGTTGAGGTCAATCCCTAGGGCCGTGGGCGAGATGACCGGGAAGGTGCGGGGCGTGACCGTGCGGGTGGGGTTCCGGGCGTAGATCACGGACCCGAAGAGCTTCACGGCCTCGAACACCTTGTTCGTAGACATGCGGAAGCTGGGGGGCTGGATCTTCGGGAAGGAGGCGTCCACCCGGGACTTGTCCTTCCAGAACCAGTCGCCGGAGCCGTCAAAGAAGTTCATGGCTTCCTTGGCGTCTTCAGTGAACGGCCGCTTGTGCTTCTCGGCCTGCTTGATCTTGGACAGCCAGGACGTCGCCACGGATCGCAGAGCGTCCTCCATCCGCTTCTGGCCGACCTCCTCCTCGGGGATCTCCGGGAGCCCGCCGTCTTCCGATGCGTCAGTGGAGGGGTCGATGGGGTAGTCCATGGCTTAGCAGTCCCAGGCCCTTCGGGCTTTCCTCAGTCGGCTATTTGGGTCCTTGGCGGCTTCTGGCCACATCTTCATTTGCCCAGCGCTCCGGGCGCAGAAAGAGTCCCTGCGCGGGCCACCCTCAGGCTGCGGAGGCTTGAGGTTCCCTCCCGTCTCTCGGTTGTAGGAAGCCCGCCCCTTCGCGTTCAGCCCGCCGTCCGGATCCTGGCCTTCTTTGCGTGTCCAGGCGGCGGCTTTCAGGCGGCGGATTCGGTCGCTCATGCTTCCTGCGGAACCGGCTTCTTCTTGGCCGCCTCGATCTTCTGTCGAGTGAGGAGGCCGTGAAGTTCCTTGAGCGCCTTGGTGC